GTCGGCCTGCTGGCTCAAGAAATCCAGCTCCAGCAGGCCGCCCAGCGCCGCGAGATGGCCGCGCGCATCAAGGAGCTGGAAGGCAAGCTCAAGGCGCTGGAGGGGCGCCGGGTGGAGCCCAGCCCGCAGATGGATCTGCTGGCAGGAGCCGTGCATTGAAATTTCACCGTGTAAATGTAGAGAATCTCTTGCATTCAATTTCTAAGTGTTGAATAATGCGGCCATACCGACAGGAGAAAGACATGGACCTTTTCCACACCAGCCCCGCCATGATCGACAAGATCCACACGTCTGGCCGCTTTGGTGAGTTCCTGTTCTTTTCCGATCGGGTCTACGTGATGACAGCGGGCAGCTTCCAGACATACAAGCTTGAGCTGAGCGAAGACGATGTGATCCCCGCCGGCCGCCTGTTCTGGCATGACGACGCCGAAAAGCTGCAGCCGCTGGTGGCTGAGCTGGCCGACCGCCTGGGCGTGAGCGAGGAAGACGCCGAAGCTCTGATCGAAGAGTCCAAGTCTGCGCACGACATCGACAGCATCGAGCCCGAAGACGCAGCGGACGCATCGTGGGATGTGCAGTTGTTTACGGCCCGCGCCGCCAAGGCCCTGGGCTATCGCGCAGTGCAGGTTTCCGACGAGACAGGTTGCTCGTGGATGGTCGACATGCTGGGCCGCGAGGCAGAATTGGTGGCAGCATGAGCAACGATCAATTCGAGGCCCTGGCCCTGCTGATGCGCCTGCGCCAGTCCCCCAGCCGCGAGGCGCTGCGCATGGTGCTGTGCGATGGGAAGTCCGTGAAGGAAGCCGAGGCCCTGACCGGGCTGGCCATGCAGGGCATCTATCGGCTGCAGGCGAGCGCGCGGCGTGTGGTGGCTCTAGCGCAAACCCTGTCCAGCGATGCCGCGTAAGCGCTCCCCCCGTGTCCGGTACTGCGAGTTTTGCGGGCACCCTTTCGGCATCGAGCGCGGGCCAGCGGCCAAGACCTGCTCTCCTGAGTGCGAGCGCGACCGGAACAATGCGAAAGAGAAAGCCCGCTATCAGCGCGTGAAGGACACGCCGGAATGGCGGGCAACTCGCGCCGACTATTTGGGTCGGGTGAAAGAGCGGGCCACCCGCGATCCGGAGTTTGCCGAGCGCCTGGCCCGCAACCACCGCGATGCGCTGCGGCGGTTCAGGGCAGCGCTGGCCAAGGATCCTGACCGGCTGGAAGCCGCCAGGGCCGCAGGCAGAGAGTGGCATCGCCAGCGCACACCTGAGCAGCGGGCCGCTCGCAAATATTGGTATGGCAGCCTCTCGCCCGAACTGAAGCAGCTATTTTTGCTGGATTTGCGCCAACAGCGCGCATATGAACGATTGAAGGAAATCGCTATGGCTTTCAAGTGGCCCGAAGAGAAAAGCCACCTGCTCGGAACAATGCCTGATGTGGCTGTTGCGAAGGAACTCGGCTGCACGTCCGCGGTCGTGGCATACCAGAGGAAGTTGCGCGGCATCCCTACGTATGTACCGCCATCCAGTTGGGATGACGCCAACAATCACCTTCTGGGCACTATGCCGGATCGGGCATTGTCAAAGCAGGTCGGAGTGCCGACACACATAGTCCGCCACAAACGCATTGTGCTTAAGGTGCCCGCGTATGGGCGCGACGGATACCAGGACTGGACACCTGAAGAGGAGGCCAAACTTGGAACAGATACTGATGCCATCGTCGCCCAAGAATTGGGGCGTTCAAGGGCTTCCGTTCTGCAACGGCGCGTGAAGCTCAACATTCCGCCTGTCCTCGTGCGGACAGGCATTCCAAATACCGCAAAACGACAGGTGGTACACGTCTCCGAAGAGATGCAGGCCAAACTTGACGAATTGCACGAACCTCTGCTTCAGCGATACCGAGATGCTGGGTTGCCAATGGACGAGTTGCAGCCTTGGCAGATTGTGGAGATTGCGCTGAACGAGTTGCTGCAGAGCGTGCGCAAAAGCCAGGCAAGGAAAACTGGGAGCTATTGATCTGGTGGCGAGCCCCCGCCTAGGGTTGGCCTAAAAGGCACGCGCCCGGGAGACTCCGGGCATGCCTTCCAATCCCGCAGTTCCCGATCAAGCCCGCAGCGCAGGGGGCACAGCCCCCGGCCCCCGCTCCCCTGACTGGGAGCGCATCGAGCTGGACTACCGGGCCGGCATCAAGAGCCTGCGCGAAATCGCGGAAGGCTCCGGCACCAGCCACGTCAACATCTCCAAGCGCGCCAAGAAGCTGGGATGGACGCGAGACCTCACCGCCAAGATCCAATCCAAGGCCGACGCACTGGTTAACGCGGCCCTGGTTAACACCCCGGTTAACAATGCGTCTCCAGCGGCAGAGCGGGAGACGGTGGACGCCGCTGCAACGACTCAGGCGGCTGTGCGGCTGGCCGAGCGTGGCGACATCGTGCGGTGCCGGCGCATCTGTATGGGCCTCATGGATGAGCTGGAGCAGCAGAGCGCGAGCCCGAAGCTGCTGAGCGATGTGGCCGCCATCCTGCGCAGCGCTCCGGCCGAGGAACTGACCAAGGAGCAGCGCGGCAGGCTGGCCGAGGCAGCGGGCAAGGCTTCCAGCCTGGCGAACCGCAGCAGCACCATGCGGTCCCTGTCCGAATCCCTGCGCGTGCTCATCGGGCTGGAGCGCCAGGCCTACGGCATCCGCGATGAAATGCCCGAGCCACCGGCCAAGGGCATGGAGAGCGTGACCACGGCCGAGCTGCTGGCCATGCGCGATGCGGTGAGGGCGCGCGCATGAACCTCTCCCCTGAGAAGCAGGCCGCCATGCTGGCCATGATCGAGCGGGAACTGGCGGCGCGGCAGCTGGACCAGTACGGCCCCTACGGCAAGCAGCGAGAGTTCCACCGGGCCGGCGCATCGTTCAGCGAGCGCCTGTTCATGGCCGGCAACCAGCTCGGCAAGACCAAGGCCGGCGGCGCCGAATGGGCCATGCACCTGACGGGCCGGTATCCGGACTGGTGGGACGGTGCCACCTTCGCCAAGCCGGTGACCTTCTGGGCCGGCTCCGTCACCAGCGAAGCCACACGGGACAATCCACAGCGCATGCTGCTGGGCCCGCCGGCCACGGTGGATGCCTGGGGCACGGGCATGGTGCCGCGCGATGCCATCAAGGCCACCACGCGCGCCATGGGCGTTGCCAACCTGCTGGACAGCGCCGTGATCCGCTGGGGCGGTGGCGGTGACGTGCAGGCCGGCGAATCCATCATCGCCTTCAAGTCCTACGAGAAGGGCCGCGAGAAGTGGCAGGGCCCGACCGTGGACGGCGTCTGGTTCGACGAGGAGCCGCCGCAGGACATCTATGCCGAGGGCCTGACCCGCACCAACAACGGCCAGCGCGGCCAGTTCGCGCAGACCACCTTCACCCCACTGCTGGGCATGTCGGATGTGGTGATGCGCTTCCTGATGCCCGAGGCAGACGACCCTGGCGCCAAGGCCCGGCACGTCACCAGCATGACCATCTGGGACGTGGACCACTACTCACTGGAGCAGAAGCAGTCCATCGTCGCCAGCTACCCGGCGCACGAGCGGGAGGCGCGCTCCAAGGGCATCCCGACGCTGGGCAGCGGCCGGATTTTCCCCGTGGAAGAGGACAGCATCAAGGTGCAGCCTTTCCCGATCCCCGCTCACTGGGTGCGCATCAACGGCCTGGACTTCGGCTGGGACCACCCCACGGCCGCCGTGCAGCTGGCCTGGGACCGGGACAGCGACTGCCTCTATGTGATCCAGGGGCATCGCCAGAAGGAGGCCACGCCCATCCTGCATGCCGCAACCATCAAGGCCTGGGGCGACTGGGTGCCCACGGCATGGCCCCACGACGGCCTGCAGCACGACAAGGGCAGCGGCGAGCAGCTGGCCGTCCAGTATGCGAAGACCGGGCTGAAGATGCTCAAGGATCGCGCCACCTTCGAGGACGGCAGCAACGGCGTTGAGGCTGGGTTGATGGAGATGCTGCAGCGCATGCAAACCGGCCGGCTCAAGGTGTTCGCCCACCTGGAGGACTGGTTCAGCGAGTTCCGCCTGTACCACCGCGAGGACGGCAAGGTCGTGAAGAAGCAGGACGACCTGATGAGCGCCACCCGCTACGCCGTGATGATGAAGCGCAAGGCCATCGTGCGGCCGGCCCCGGCCCGCGCTGCAGCCTCGGCCTGGCAGCCACTGGACAACGAGATAGGGTACTGACATGCAAGCCACCACCAACCATGGGGGCCTGCTGGCCCAGCAGCACGACGGCGGCGGCGAGCCCCAGCGCGACCTGCGCGCCGAGTTCGTCCTGACACTCCTGTCCAAGCGCCGCGAGGCCATTGCCGGCCGTGCTGGTTCTTGCATCGAAGAGGAGTGGACCGAGGACGAGGAGCACTACCAGGGCATCGACGACGCCAACCGCAATTTCCAGAACGCCAACCAGCTGTACCGCAGCAGGAAGGCCGCCATC